AAAGTTTAGGAAATGGCACAAAACGCGCCCGTAAACCGCCCGTAAGCGGCTTACAGTCAGGTTTTAAGCGGCTATTGCTTCCGTTACTTGTTCGGTCTCGTTCACTTGCTCACCAGTCAGATAATCCAAGGCATTTTGTGCTTTTGCTGCGGCTGAAAGAATGAATTTTTTATCATTCCGCAAAGCCTGTAGCCAATTCTCAATGTATCCAGCATGGCGCAAATCGCCGTCGATTCCACATTTGGCGCAAAGCATAGCGGCACCGAGTTCAGCAACTAATTCCTCAAAAGCATAATTTTCGCTTCCGAATCTAGCCGGAGTAATGCGCTTTAATCGCTTTTCGTGACCGCTTGCGTGTACTGATTCGTGTAGCAAAGTGGCATAGTAATTTTCACGGGTATCGAATGCCGCTTGTGGTGGCATCACAATGGCGTCAGTACTCGGCCTGTAATAAGCGGAATCGCCTGCGTGAGTTAGCCCGCCGGACAGTTGCAAGCGAGTAACTATTTGATCAGCTTCGTTGCAAGCATCCCATTCAACTGCCGGTATCTCAGGCATTGGCGGTAATTCAATGCCGGAACATTGTTCTATGTTGAAAACATAGTAATGTTTGATGAACGCATAGGCACTGGTAACAGATTCACCCTTGTCGCCGATTGTTTCCTTGCGGTGAACATTCCAATAGACAACCGGTGTCCCCTTCTGATCGGCTAAGACACTACCGCCGAGCATTTGCGCTTGCTTGAACGTAACGTAGTGAGGAACTGCAAAGGGTTGCATTGACAGCCAAAAATGATTGATGCCCCTGTAAACAGTGCCGCTGGCAGGATTGAACGGCATCCCCTGCCCCGGTTGTTGCTTGAGATACCGCCAAGGCTTTACCCATGGCGTAGCCCCTTTTTCTAGCTCGGAAATGATGCGGTCAGTGATTTGTTGTGCGATGTCAATTTTCATGTTTAGCCCCTTAGAATTAGGAATAATGCTTAGTTGATAGATTCGAATTTACTTACTTGCTCTGCTAATTGCTCGGCGGTATACATTTTGTTGATTCGCTTGCCGCTACCGAAAAAGTGAGTAACGGTATACCTACCATCTTTGCGTAGACCGTAGATTCTCATTTCATGGCCTGATAGCCTGCCGTCAGCTTGACGATTCATGCTGCCGTAAACATCTTTGAATACTTTCATTACTCGCCCCTTAGTTGATTGTCGTTTGCGGTTACTTAGCTTCGCGTTCTAACGTGATGCCGACTAGCCAGCTAATGAAAGCAATAGCCAGTGCAGCGAATGAGCATAAAAATTCGCCGTGTACAGTGAAAACCAACGACCAGAGAGTGAAAGCCAGAAAAACGAGCATTGCGATAGTTGACTGTTTCATTTGATGCCCCTTTGCTTAGTTAGGAAATACGCTAGTGCGTATGTACACATGTTAGTCGATGTATGTATTAAGTCAAGGGCTACATATAGATATATAGGTATATATTTTTCTATTGGCTTGTATATAGGGATATAGGTAATCTATTAGGGATAGTTGCTCGGGTGATAATTGGTATATTGTCAATCCCCGCGCCCTTGTATATTTATTAACATGGGGCAATAGGGTTATTTTCTATGCAATATTGTCTATCGGTCAATTGACATAGGGGCAACGGTGCCATTTATGCAATTGACAGCATGACAAGGGCATAGGTCAACTCTATCGGGCATGGTCAGTCGATAGGGATTGGTCTGTTATGTTTGTGGCAACGCGATGGGTCTTGACCCTCCGTGGTTGCGCGCCCTATTTCGTTCCCCGCCCCAAGGAAATTTACGTTTTCCTCCCTGCTATTTATGCTACAGTTGGTTTACTGTATTAACGGAGGTGCGAATGTATGAAATAGATAGCGATGTACCGATGCCTGAGGTTAAGGTTCGGCATAACTACCCGCATGAGGCTTTGCAGGTGGGGGAGAGTTTCTTTGTGCCGGGTGGGAATATGAATGTGCTGTGCAATTACAACCGGATTAGGGGTAAGCGGTTGGAGAGGAAGTTTGTGTGCCGTCGGGAAGGTGACGGTATTCGGGTATGGCGAATTGAATAGGAGGGGCTATGTTGAACGCAAAGAAGGCGCACGCCTTGTTCGATCATTTGAAGGATAGGTTTGGGTTGAGGAATGACCGGGAGTTGGCGCGGGAGTTAGGTGTGCAGTCGGGTTATGTCAGCCGGGTGCGGCATGGGCATTTGCCGGTCAGTGCGAGCTTGATGTTGGGAATCCACGATGTGTTTGGACTGGAGATTCATGAGATCAAGGATTTGGCGCAAAAGGCAGATGGACAATCCTGACCGCTACAAGGAAGAGCTGTTGTTATCGCGGACAGTCTTGCGGGATCAGATGAGGAAGGCAATAGCAGCATCAACGCCTGCTGCCAAGCGTGCTTTGGTTGCCGGTTGGAAAGAGGTGTTTCGACCTGAGATCGTGAAAGAGTTATTGGCTGTGGCTAAAGACTACGAGGCGCGGTACAGGATTGCTAATTGGAACTTAGAGGGCTTTGACAATGAGCGACGTAAAACAAAAAAGTTTTGAAGACATCACAGTAGTTGCGATTTATGGCGATGGTCGGGGAAAGATCGCACTGCCAGCATTGAGAAAGACTGCCGAGGCCTTGCCCGGCTGCAAGTCGCTTTTGATTACCAACACCGAGTTAGACATCACCTTCATGCACCAAAGAATCATTGGTGCGCCCTTGGACTATCAGGCTTACTCCGAGTTTGTGATGTATGCCCTGCATAACTACATCGACACTGACTACGCTTTAATTGTGCAGCACGATGGTTGGGCGTTAGATGCAAAGAATTGGAACGATGACTGGTTCAACTATGACTACATTGGTGGCCCTAGTCATGCAGCCTTAATGCCAAGTGGCGAGTTCTCAACGCTCTACCAATGGTGCATGGATAAGAAGGACTATACAGGTGCTTTGATTGTCCAGAATGGTGGGTTTAGCTTGCGTAGCAAAGCCTTCTTGGAAGCACCAACTAAGTACGGCATCATGCGCCGTAACTTTCCTGAAGCCATGTTGAACAACGAGGATGTCCAGTTGTCGTGCTTCTTGCGTCCTGCGATGGAGAATGTGGGTATGCGTTATGCGCCAGATGACGTTGCCAAGTATTTTTCGTTTGAACACTTTGGCCCTATTCACAATGGCATGAACTCAACCAAGATATTTGGTCATCACAGCCGCTTTAGACAGTTGTTATCCAACGGTGAGATGCTCTACAAGTTGACTGAGGAGCAGCGTAAGCAAATCATGGGCGAGGAACAAGCCTTTGCCATGTTTGAGAATCACTACGGATACACCATCCATGCAGTTTGATCGTAAGGCTTTCTACCGCTTCTGCCGCCAGTTAAGGATTGAGTCCAAAGAACAAGGCATGATCACCTTGGGTGAGCGTTTGCTTGGCACCCAAACCTATGTTATGGATGAGGTAGCGCGTGGTTTGCAAGATGACATCCATTTCTTTGTCGTACTGAAAGGGCGTCAGCTTGGTATCACCACGATCTCCTTGGCGCTTGATCTTTACTGGCACTTCATTTATCCCGGTATGCAGGGAACGCTAACGACTGACACGGAAGAGAACCGGGAGCAGTTCAGAAGTACGTTGTCCATGTACATGGATGGTTTGCCCAAGCAGTACAAGATTCCCCTGATGAGCCACAACCGCAATCAGTTGGTACTGCAAAACAGAAGCCGGATGTTCTATCAGGTGGCAGGTACTCGCGCTAAAGGTGGATTGGGTCGAGGCAAGGGCATTACCTTCTTGCATGGCACGGAAACGTCTTCATGGGGCGACGAGGAAGGCTTGGCGTCGCTCTTGGCATCCTTGGCTGAAACTAACCCGCTTCGCTACTATATGTTCGAGAGTACGGCGCGAGGCTTCAATATGTTCCACGATATGTGGACAACTGCCAAACGTGCGCGAACACAGAAAGCCATTTTTTGCGGCTGGTGGCGCAACCAGTTGTACATGGCTGATCCCAAGTCAGACATCTACAAGGTGTACTGGGATGGCAAACTTTCGCCCGAAGAGAAGGAATGGACGAAAGACATCAAGAAGATGTACAACTACGAGATCAACTCTCGGCAGATTGCTTGGTGGCGCTGGAAGCTGCACGAAGGTTTGAAAGACGATGGCCTGATGTATCAGGAAT